TGATAATATAGGACCAACAAATGGAACAAAATTAGCCAATCCGCTCACTATTTCAAGCAATCCTGGAATTATTCTACCAGCCTTAAATTCTTTATAAGCGAAAAACAAACTAATTAATCCTCCAACATATGGAATTTTTTTCAAAGCTGTTAATGCGAATCTTTTTAAAAATGTTTTACCTAATAATTTCAATCCGCCTATTAATCCAACCTTGCCTAAAACCTTCATTGCATCGCCAGCAAATCCCACTTTTTCAAACAATGACGCTATTAAGGTAGGTATAGCTGCTCCAATTAATGCAACTCCACCGACAAGAGGTAATAAAAAGTCCAATAAATTAAAACCTTTTTTCTTATCTGGTGATACTGCAGTTTCTTTAGGTTTGTTTTGTCTTTCTAGTTTAGAAATTAATGTTTGTTGAGTTGTGTCTTCTTTTTGCTTTTTCTGATAAGCAAAAAAAGATTCATTAAACAATGAAAATACTTCTTTTGTTTTTTTCTTATCAGATCCTGATAAAGAAGAATCTTCTCTTTTTTTACCAAGAGAAGAGTTATTAATATTATTATCTATTAAATTTTGTTGAGTATTGGGTACGCCTTTTTCTTCTTGAATTTTTTCAAGATTGTTTAAGATTCGACCTATTGTTACTATGATATCACCTAGCTCCACATAATTATTTAGGATCAAGCATCAAAGAATGCGACATCAATATCAATTTGGTGAACTTCTCCATCAATTTCAACTTTAAGAACTTCAACTTCTTTTTGCTTTATATCTTGTATAAATTCAATAATTTGTTTGTTTATAGATAAAGGAAGATTGTTTACAATTTTGATACGATCTCTTACTGAAATTTCAGAAAATTGAACAGTATCTTCTCCAACGGTGAGTGATTTTATATATTTTACAAGTTCATATGTATATATTTCGCTCAAACTCTTACCGACATCTTTATCAGCTTCTTTTTTAAGAACATCAACACATGTCGAAATGACTTGATTTTCTGCTGTTAATGTTGGTACTTCTAAATCTATTTCAATACCTCCTGTAATTTTCTTGTTTAATGTATGTTTAATTTTTTTCAATTGCTCGACTACACCATTAAGCACATCGTATTGTTTATTTGAAATTTTTATAAAACTTCCCATACTATCAATTCTTAATTGAATTACAATTAATAATTTATCTATAATTTTTAAATCTTTATTATTGGTATTTTCAATAATAATATCATTTAGATTTTTTTGGAATTTTAATGGACCTACGATACCATCAGTTATTGTTGATATAATGTCTTTTTGTTGTTTGAATGTTAAAGATTCAGAATCTATTTTTTTACCAGTTGATAAAACATCAACTTTTATTTTATCATCTTTTAATTGTTCGATTTTATCAAGGAAGTTTTTTACATTATCGTCCATTCTTCTATTTACAAAATTGTATTAAAAATCAAGCGATGGTAAGTTTTTTTGTTGAGATTCTATTTCATCACTATATTTCTTTATATAAAAATTTACATCTTTTACATCAGAATTCATTAAAATATCAGCACTTATTCTTTTAGATATAAAAAATATAACATCTTGAAAATATTCTTTTGAATAATTTCCAAAAAGACTTTTTAAAAATAAAAATGGGTCGTTTGTATAAAAATTCAATTTAATATTTTCCAAAGCTTTATTTTCAAGTTTAAAAATTTTTGTTTTATCTTTTGATAAAATGTCTATCAAATTTGAAAATATTTTAGCTGGTAATTTATCAATAACCATTTTTTTATCATAAAAACTTAAATCTGATAAATTTAATGATACATTAGAAATGTTGATATTTTTTATAAGATTATATATCGGCATATTACCACCATCATATACAAAAGTGTTAGCTAATTGCAATTCGCAATTAAAATCATCATTTTCAAAATATAAACCGCTTTCTATTTCATCAGATAATTCATTTAATAAATAAGATATTTGAAGATTTAGTTGTTTTCCATTGGGATTGAAAGTTAATGTATCATTCACATGATATTCCCAAAATTTCAATATGGTTTTGAATTTTTGATATACATTATCTCCTTCAAATTCATTAAAAAAATCACAAAGTTTTTGATTTTGATTTGTATCTATAATTTCTGCGACTTCTTTTAATTTTAAAAAAGTTAGTCTCATATTATATTAATTATAACTGTTCGTAATTTTGACAAGCAAATGTTATAGATTTTATTTTAAAATCGGTATTTTCGTAATTTAAAGTAAATCCTTCAACCGCTGTCGGAAATGCTTTTTTAAATCTAAATCCTTTTCTAAATTGACCTTTGTTTGTATATTGTTTAATTTCAACCGTTCCTTTTAAACTAGAACCAGTTTCAACCAATCCTTTGATGCCCAATGCTATCATCCAAGGTCTGAAATAATTATGTTCTAAATCTTGATTGGTTTCTAATATATTAATAGTAACATTTCTGCTTAAAAAATCACTTCTAGCTTCTAAACCATAACCAGGTAAAAAACCTCCAGTATTGCCCATGCTCATAGGCGTAAATGAAGATGCCTCGTTTGGTAATTGAACTTCTTGAGCTACCAACAAATTACCATTTTTAATCATATCTCTAGGAGACATTTTAGCTTGCCATTTTTCACCAGCTCGTGATAATACTGAATTTATAGATCCTGTACCTACACCATCAACAGTAACTGTCCAAAAAACAGGGAGACTAAGGCAAAACTTAGACTCCCTGCTAAAAGCATTTAAAAAATCATTTATCTGTACGCCCATAGATATATTTAGGCGAATGGATTAAACGCTAAAATCTTTATAAAAATGATAACTAAATGTAGATGTGAATGATACAATTTCACCAGTGCCTTCAGCAATGTTATAAGTTAAATCTCCGATTTGTCTTATACCAACGCCGATTAATTGTATAGTTTTAACGATTTGTAAAGGTTGTCCGCTTGTAGCACCTGATTCTCTTGTGCAAGGAATTGAAAGAACATCAAGAGTGAGTGTGCTTTCTGGTCCTGGCATACATAAGTTAGCAGTTGTATCTTCGTTATTAAATGCCACTCTGGATGCTTTTTCAAGTTTAGTTCTTAAATCAAGATTTTGATCACAATAAAAATCTATACTATAACCTTCAGCATTTGCATAAGTTGCTCTTCCACCAAGGTTAAATTGCTGACCTGCATAGCTCACAGTCTTATTTTCGATTGTTCTTCCTGGAAGAATACCTGACTTAGCATAAATCAAATCAGTTTCTCCATTCAAGTTGAGACCTGGGAGTGTGATTTGTTTTATTCTAAAAAGAAAGTCTCTTGAGAATTGCTTTTGTGCGGCTTGTGAAAAGAAGGTTTCAATATTTGCTGGCATGTAATTATTTAGTCTGAGAACAATAAAAAAATAAAATTGATATTGATTATCACATAAAAAAAGCAGGAGATAATTTCTATCTCCTGCTTTTTATTATATATTATTATATATTATTATATAATTTCTTGGAAGTTAGCATCTGTGCGAGTAGCTGTAAATGTTACCAATATGAACTCAGCTGCTCTTGTTGGTTTGATTAAGATGTCAGCTCTCAATTCATTGTTATCAATAACTTCAGGAGTGTTTACTCTTTCGTCAGCTACGATTAGATAGTCATACAACCCTTGATTTTGTTTAGCAAATTCAAGTAATGGTGTAATTGTATTGACAAATCTTGTTCTGGTAAACTCTGTGTTTGGTTCAAACAAGAAGTATTTAGATGCTTTCTTAACTGGTCTTTCGAGAGCTAAGAAGAGTCTTCTTACATTGATTCTATCAAAGGCACTTGGCTTGCGGCTAAGAGTCTTTTGACCCATTATAACCATTCCATCACTTGCACTGAAGTATACTGGGTTAATATTTACCTTGTATAATTCATCGCGTTGTTTTTGGTTTGGATTAATTGCCAAATCAAGTGCTGATGTTGTAAGAACTCCTCTGTTAAATCCTGCTGGTGCAATCCATGGGAATTCATTAGCATCTGTTCTAGCCATGACGGCAGCCGCATGTGCTGAGAAAGGCATCCAATATTTGTCTCCAGTGAAGTCATCATATGTTTGCACCCAGTTACCATAAACCGCAGCGTATGAAGAATTAGTTGATGAAAATTGGTGTCTGATTGGCCAATATACATCTGTTTGGAATGTCTTGGTTCTATCAGAGAGAACCTTTGAATTTTTTCCTGTTACAACAAATTGTCTGATTGCGTCAGCTACGAACATACAATCTCCTCTACCACCAGTGTTGCTTGGAAGATTACAGAAATTTTCAAATTGATTGAAAACCGATGTGTAATTTGTTCTTATAGCAGTAGCCTCAGTATTGTTATCTATTGGTTGTGATGTTCTAATAGTGCTGAGTTTATTTGCAATTGTTGAATTGTACAACGTTTCATCATAATATGATGTATTAGCTGCACATGCCATTGAGAATATGGTTCCTAAACCACCTTCAACAACCAAATCAATATCGTATATTTCATCATTTTTAACTGATTCTAATGCGCGATTTACTTTTGTAGGAATATTACCTAATATTTTCTGAGTAATAACAACATTATTAAATGTTCCAAGAGGATTGAGTCTGTCAGCATATCCAAGACTACCAGATAATGATTGAAATGCAGATACTGGTATAGTTGTATTATTACCAGATCCTACCAACTGTGAAGATAATATCCCATAATTGGATATTAATCCTTGTGTTAACATACGAACTTTCTTTTGTGGTATTCCATTTAAATCCAAGCTTGTGTCTCGGAATTTGTTGGAAATATATGGATTTACCATAATTTCAATATTTCTGCTGTTTGTATCAACGGATTCCAAGAATTTTGAAACTGCAGGACCACCAGCAGGATTTAATTCAGTTCTGAAAGTGTCAATGGAACCTACAATTGCATCATCAAGAATATAGTCAAGCTTGAACGCCTCGGTTGCATATATGCTCTTACGAAGTTTAAACACCGCAACGTTCAAAAGATCATCATCTTCACGATCATTGATGTTGTAGTTTGTGAGATTTTCCATAATCTCAGAGATACTACCAGTTGATGAATTCGGTGTTGCACTGAGATTAAATTGAAGAACTCCGCTTGGAACGGTTGTGTAAGAAATATTACTTGTTGATAGTGAAACGAAGTTTCCACTCATGCTTACGGTGTTTATTCCAACAACAGCATCAAAGTTTGTAGCTGGGTTGATATTGGAATTATCTGCTAAAGCAACATAATATCCTTCAAATTGGCTGTTTATTGTTGTTTGTGCTTTATTTAAAATAATAACACCAGCTTTACCAAGTTCATTAGTAGCACTTAATGTGGTTCTTGTAGCACCAGCAGTCTCGCTCCAATCAAACAACGTACCTTCTAAAGCTTGTCTATATTGGCTTTCTGTTAAGGTGACTTGAACGGGTGCTCCTAATACATATGTACCAGCTGATAAGTTAAGATTTGTTGTTACAGCACCATCGTAAATAGAGGCTGTTGGATAAACAAGAGCTGAATATGCATTACTAAATACAGCACCAGAATCAACACCATATGGTAATCTGAAAGTATATATACTTGCGGGTGAGTTTAGAAGTTCTCTAGCTGAATAATAAAAATAACGTTCAGAACTATTAGTAGGAGTTCCGTAAATCTGCTCAAGTTCATCTCTAGTTGATATTTTAATAACTTCGTCTGTTGGCCCTTGGTTAGCGAAACCTGCTAAAAACACGTTTGTTCCGACATTTTGAGGTATTCTTAATGAAAGATCGCGTTCTCTGATTTCAACTCCTGGGCTGGTAATAGTTCTAGTTGCCATATCATTATTTATGCTTTTTAAAATATTTTTTTTAAATTAATCCATAGTTAACTTAAAAAGTTCTTGATCTATTAATTCTGTATGTAATTGACTGTACAAAAATACAAAACCACTGACCAATCTCATATCACCTCCAGGTTGATAATCATAATTCAAACCTTTTAAAGTTGTTGGGAATGCTTTCTTATAAGTGAATTTAATTCTTTTTTTACCATAGTCATCCAATCCATATATCGTTAGATCGGTTTGATAATCATTAAAGTTAGCATCTATGCTGATATTTCTTGTATTATATTCCCCGCTTTTTTGATCATGTAACAAATTCAACCATTGATATATACACCAATAGTTATTGTATAATCCATCAACTGCAAAATTCACTTCAACTGGTGGATAACTGTTTTTACTATGAGACGATACATACAATGTAGAACCAGCATATCTTGTTTCAATTCCAGGAACTGTTATGTCAGGGACGCTGGTTCCAAATATTGAAAATTGAACATTATCGGGTATTACAGTTTTATTATTTCTAGTGTGTTTTGTTGAAAATTCTTTTAAAATAGGAGGAACATCAAAAACTAATAAAAATTTGTCCTTTGCTGCTTGATTCAGAGGGCTTTGTTTAATCTCTTGCATGATTAAAAGTATTTATCCATAAATTCTGTTTGTCCCGCATCTAAATCATATCTAGGATTTGTAAACCCACCTCCCAAGCCAACCCAGCCATCAGCTTGTAAATCTGCAATATCTGAATTTAATTCTGTTGAATTTCCAAAATATACGGGAGCTATTTGACTATTTTCAATACCATCAACCTGCTCGTTGGTATATATAGATGTTGAATTTTCAAAATATTTCAATCCAAAATTGTTGAGTGTTATTTTTGAAGGTTTTCCACAATCATCATATTCTTCAACTGTGAAATATTGTTCTATTAAATCATCATGCAATATCATCAAAGCCCAAATCATAGCCATTGTTCTATCATCATGCTTTCCAGAACTAGCTCCCCAACTATCATTGGGCAATTTAACAAAATCTTTAACAATTTCTTCTAAAGATTCTTTATTTCTAAATTGAACTGCTAACTTATCATTGTAATAATATCTAGCATTTGCAACTGCGTTGTATTTGGTGTTTCTTGAAGAAATCATACCAAGTAATTGTGCATTTTTTCTACCAGCTAATTTACTACCCCAGGATACAATTTTATCCATATATCCCATATCCAAAGCCAATCTATCAACAACTTGACCGCCTTGATTGTTTCTTTCTATACAAACCAAAGGTTTTCCCCAGTGACATAATATTTCATGTACTTTATTAGCAAATTCAGCTACTGGAATAGTATTGTCATAATATTCAGCAACTTCAATTATTTCATTTAAATCTGTTATATCTAATATTTTTATACAACTATAATCTCCACCAACGCCATCAGATGTATCAACACCAGCAACATATATCTTTTCGGGCTGAGGATGTTCAAATATTTTGTATTTTCCATCCATTAATATTTCAACAGGATCTGAAACAAATTGTTTCATTTTATTATATGCGTCTTCTGTCATTGACCCAGTACCCGCATTCATAAATTTACAATTAAATTCTTGCTCCCATTTATCTTCAGAAGCTAATCCACCTTTGATTTCCTTTGCCCACTTTTCATCTCTTCCAGGAACTTCATGCCATAAAATTTTATCATGACTCCAATTGTTAGTGTTTTCAATTGCTCCTCTATATATATCATAAAAAAGATTACCAGTTCCATTTGGAGTAGAACACATAAAAACTTTAGCTTTTTTAGAAGATGATACAATAGGAAATACAGATGCCCAAAAAGGGTCCATGAGGTGACAATTATGATGTATTATACCATTCCCTATAAAAGTGTGTGTATCCTCTACATCGTATATGTCGTAAACATCTCTATTTGTGTTTAATTTAACATTTATCACCTTCTCGTAACCGTTCTTTGTTTTTATAAATTTATTAAAGCTTTCACTCGCTGTGATTGTTTTTTCATTCTTGCCTATAAATCTATGATTGCATGACACTATAGCGTGTTTACCACTCTGTGTTGTAACAGATACACACATAATGTCTTTTCTTTTTATAACTCCTTTGAAATTCTTCCAGCCATCGTTGGATAATATTTCATATTTTGATTTGTTTAATGCGATTTCTTCAGACATATATCGTGTTCTGTTATTATTTTATAAACATAGCCATGTTTTTCCGCCCATTGTATAGCATATTTATGCTTTGCTAAATTTTTAGGATCATCAATTAAAGAAGATGGTTTAATTTCATATAAAATTTTATTTTTACAATCTTCAAAATCCACAATGTAGACATGGGAACATCCGTTATAGTGATATGGTATTCTAACAGATTCGAATAATAATTCTGGATTTTGCTCATGGAATATTTTTTCCCAGCTACTTCTATATGATTTCAAACCTGTAATATCAGATGATAATCTTGAATGGTTCAATCGATTTGAAGATTTTGGAGTGAATGATCCTTTTAATATTTTATCTTTCATGAAAATCGAATGTCTTTCATACACACCGCCATTTCTATTTTTATCGACTTGGTTCATTATTTTTTCATGTGTCCATGTTTTTTTATTACTTTCTGATATCAATATTTTTGTTTCTTCTGTGTGCCATTGTTTGTTGTTATTTTTTCTAGATTCCACAGCTTTTTTTCTAGATGATACATTCGATAGATGACTATTATCTCTATTTTTTCCCATATTTGACAATAAATCATACATACATTTATCCGATCCGCAAGTTTTCATAAGTTCACATTTTTTAAATTTTTTATAATCATTGCAAATAGGGCAGTTTATATCGAGCTTGAATATAAACTTATATATGCACAACTTTCTAGGAATTGAATGTTCAAAGGATTTTTTGCATATATATTCCATAAATTGAACAGTGTCTATTATTTTTTTATATGCCACTTTTTTATACAGTTTTTTAAATTTTTCAAAATCTATGTTAGTAATATCTGTATTTTTATATTCATATTCGTTTAGCTTTTTCAAAAACCAATCATGATTTCTATATAATTTAGATTCTTCGCATCTAATACCTCCTTTTTTATAACCTTCTTTGCAATTTATAAATTCGAATGGTGGTATTAGTTCACTATCGATTTTAACATGATACAACTTTTGAGCTAAACTTGCGTTTTTCAATTGAGGATTATGGTCAAAATAGTGCAGTAATGAACAATATATATGTTCAGCGTTTCTTTTTTTATAGAAATTTATATTGTATGAATTTTTATTAAGTTTAAACTTAGAATAAAATTCTAATATTTCTGTCCTTTTGTCCATCTCATAGTTATTTAACCATTTTGGATATCATTTTCAAGTTTATTGTAAAAATCATATATACTTATATCTTCAACTTCTCCAGTTTCTTTATTCCTTATTGTTATTGAAGTATCACCATCAACGCATTCAATGAATGCACATTCGTCAATTATCAAAACAGATACACTTTGTCCACGAGCGGCGGTTCCTGTTGTAGTAGTGATACTTATTCTACTATTATTTTCAAGTTCCATACTAGTCTTGGCATATTCAACAACTGGAGATTTCAACCAATTTGGTAACATTTCATATGCCATTCGAACACGACTGAAAATTTCAATAGCTGTTGATTCTTTGTTAGCTACCAATAATATTCTTTGATCTGGAAAGAAATTCGCTATCCATAATATATAAATTGTCATCAAAGTACTCTTGCCTATCTGACGACTTGCTAATAAACAGAAGAATCTGTTTTCCATCATTTTTTTTAAAACTCTTTTTTGAGCTTTATATAATTTGATTTTTTTCTTACCATCATCAACATTCAATATAAAGAAATAATTTTCAGCAAAGTGTAAAATATTTTTAGAACATTTTTCTAATTCTGCTATTTGTTCTGGAGTATATGCAAATGAGCTGCCTTTAGATGGGAGATTTTGATTTCCCATGTAAAATTTTACATCTTCTTTCTTTGCCATCCTGTTTATTTATATAAAAAAAGATAAATAACAATATGTTCAAAAAAGACATGCAACGAATCGGGGATGTTTATGGGGATGTTTTAAATTCCTTGAAGCATAATATCATCAAAGAAGATAAACAACCAGAAAATGCTTTCAATAGCGATTTTCCTAAACAAGATGGTGGACCATCTGAAAAAGGAGGTTATAGTAAAGCGTTGAATGATAAATGTTGCAACGATTGTGAAAATTGCAACTGTGGCAAAAATAATAAAGAAGAAGATTCAGAAGAAACAGCTACAGGAAATAAAAAAGCATTAGACTCAATCATTTCAAAATTAGAAAACCCCGATTTAACTGCTGAACAAAAAGAATCTTTAGAAAAAAAGAAAAAAGAAATAGAATTGATGTTACAATCTGAAGAAGGAGAAGAAAATATTAAAGAAGAAAGTATAAAAAATGGAAAGGAAATACTAAATAACATTATGACTAGAAAAACACTTAGTTTCGACAAATTGTATAAGTCCGTTCTTAATGAAAATTTCGGAATGGGTAATGAAGATGCTGAAAATGACATCAAAGGTCTTGGTCTTGATGACGAAATGTCAGATGATGAGATCGGTGATGAAGTTGACAGCGAAGGTGATGTAACCATCACACTTGATCGCGCAACCGCAGAAAAACTTTTAGATATTATCGGGGCTGCTATGGGTGAAACCGAATCAGAAGGTGACGCAGAAGGCGACGAACTTGATTTCGGTGGTGAAGACGAAGGTCCAGAGTTTGGTGAAGAAGACGAAGAAACTCTTGGAAAAGGTTCATCACTCACAGGAAAGAAGAACACCGTTGGTAAAGTAAAGCCAAAAGGTGGTAGCGCAAGCTCAGATGTCACTGATGAAGTTGGCGATGACGGCGATTATGGTCATGCAATTTTAAACGCAAAGCAACCTAACATGGGTACTGGTTCCAATAACAAAGTTGGTAACTATAAGCAAGGTGCTGAGTACATAAGATAATTTAAACAAACCCAAAATAAAATATTAAAGGGAGTCTTTCGACTCCCTTTTTTATTAAATAATTACAGTGAAAACATTCGATCAATTTTTCTTAGAATATGCTCATGATATGGCACTGGGAGGAGCTAAATTAGGAGTTCATCTCAATAAAAAAGGAGGAAACTTAACAATAGATCCCAGTGAAAGAAAAATTATGATGAAGCGACCTGAATATAAACCACAATTATCATTGGGTCAACAATTTGTAGGTAATATGTTTGCAGATATATTAATGAAATTGTTTAATTCAACCGAAAGTTATGATAACTTTCAAGAAAATAAAGTTCTAACTTGTAAAAACAGTGATCTTGGATTGCAATGTAGATATATCAATAATCAACCAGCAGCAGTTGTAATAAAAGTTAAATAATTTTATGGGATGTCCTATAACACCACTATCATGTCTTGAACCTTCAAATATCTTTGCTGGTATATTTTCACCAGCGTGTGGTGGATTTGCAGACCCTTCTAGATTTCAAGCTGAACGAGCTGTTTATAACAGCGGATTTAATGAATTAATAAATAATTTTGGAGTTGATATTGATTATTATATACACACATATAATTTATCAGCAGCTAATAATTTTTATGGAGAACACACAACAGCTCCGTATTATGGACCTATAAAAGTACGTGCATATGTAGAATATGAACACAACTCAGTACCATTACAAGTTTATGGTTGGGAGCCTGATGATAGTGTTACTATGTATGTACATATCAATACATTTACAACAGCTTATAAATCTTTAAGCGTATATCCAGTAAACGGTCAAAGAATAGAACCAAAAGCGGATGATGGTTTTATTTTAACTCCATTTGGGTGTGATAGACCTTATTCAAGAAGCCCTAAACATTTTGTTGTAACACAAGTGATTGATGAAGATAGCTCAACTATCAATCCAATGGCGGGACATTATGTTTGGAAGATTAATGCTAAGAGATTTGATCACAGTTTTGAAGCTGGATTTAATCATGAAGATGATAATGTTCAAGTATACGATAATTCATTCAGTGGAGTTTTAAGTTCTAGCATTATTGAAAATGACGGAACTACACTGTCAGAACAAGTATCCAGCGCTCCAAAAACTTATAATTTTGATGTTGATGAATATGTTAAAGAAAAAATCTTTAATAACAAAGTTAATGACACATCAATTTATGGTGATTATTTTTAAATTATAAATTTTTTAGTATTTTTTCAATATTAAAAATTTCATTATAATCATCGTATGGACATTCATCAATCATTCCTGTAATGTCATAATCAAACAAATAAGAATTCGCGGAGCCTTCTAAATATGAATTTTCTGATAATATATTATTATGCAAAGAATAACCAAAAAGTTCTGGCTTTGTAATATTCCAAAATACGGTAGATTTCAACCCTAAAGCAGCAGATGCGTGTTGTAAGCATGAATCTATTAATAATCTTTTATCTGACCATAATAATAAACTTATAAGAACTTTTTTAGACATTTTTTGATCAATTCTTAAACAATTATTTAAAACTGGATGATTATCGTAACACACATGCATTATGTTATAATTTTCAGATAATACATTCACTAATTCTTGAGCAATCGCAGGATGTATATCTCTAGCCCAAGAGTATGGTAAACTTTGAGTAGCAGATCCAGCTCCCCCGAATGGTTGAAATATTAAAAGGGGTTTGTTATCTTTAAAGTTAATTAAAGTTCTAGATATTTCTTTTTCTCTAGAATTTAAATAAATTTGCGGAATTTCATTATTATATTCAACTCCTATCATATCGCACCATGTTTGAATCAGGTGTTTTTCTTTAGTGATGTGTGATGTTTGTTTGTAAGGTTCTTGAGCAAAAATTTCAACATCTTTTTTATAAATAAAATCTCTATAAAAATATTGATTGCTTCCTAATCTTAATGATTTTTCAATTATTGGATTATTGTAAAATATTTCAGGATATGCACATGAAACTATAATTTTAGTTTCTGGATTTTTATTATGATATGCTTTTAAAACTGCTGATGCTGCTATGTGTTTACCGACCCCGCCTTCAATATGAAAAATCGCTGTTTCTGCCATAAAAATTATTTATTGTAATTTAAGTCAAAGTCAATAAGTAGATCTATGAAAGAAAAAGAAATATTTTTTATTAACGGAATGCCAAGATCTGGTTCAACACTGCTTTGTAATATATTAGCACAAAACCCAGAATTTCACGTCACAGCCACCAGCGGTTTATCTGAAATAGTCAAAGGGATACACGAATTCTGGAAAACAAGTCCAATAATCAAAGCATCAGAATCTCCAGAAAAACAATTAAGAATTATAAAAGATTTATTTCAATCTTATCATTCTGATACAGATAGACCCATAGTTTTTAATAAATCCAGAGCTTGGGCAGGATCGATCGAATTAGTTGAAAATTCATTAGATAGACCTATAAAAATAATAACCACGACTCGTGATATTCCTAGTGTGTTGGCTTCTATGGAAAAACTTTATAGAAAAGAAATCAAAAATATCAATAGTCCTTTTCAATCTGGACCTCAAATGAGTACACTTGAAGGTAGATTAAATGTGTGGGCAGCATCTGATGGCTTGGTTGGGGGAACTTATAATGCAATTTTAGATGCTATTTACAGAGGGCATCGTGATAAGTTTCATTTTGTAAATTATGAATTATTAACCAGAGATCCAAAAACCACAATGATAAATGTTTATCATTTTTTAGGAAAATCATATTACGATCATGATTTTACAAATGTACAACAATATACAAAAGAAAACGATGCTGAACACGGGTTTACGGATTTACATACAATAAGACCAAATATACAACCACAAATAGATGATAGTAGATCTATATTAGGAGGGTTATATGATAGATTTGGCAATTTTAATTATGAATTTTAGAGGAAATGTAATGGTATCTTTCTAAGAGATCCATTAACACCAATTACTAAATATTGGGCAATCGCACCCGCTGTTGCGGTAGTACTCAATGGAAATGCTTCAGAACCTATTGAAATTTGATTTGAAGCACTGACAGTAGCAAAGTTACCAAGTGCAATTGTGTTGCTCAATCCATTGGTGAGTGTATTTGAATTTCTACCTATTAAAATATTACCATGTCCTGATAAGTTGGTAAATCCTGCGCATAGACCAACAAATATGTTATTGCTTCCGTAATTATTATAACCAGCACTTAAACCAATAGACAGTACATTACTTCCACTTAAAGTAGTGACATTATCGCTAATTGAAAAATTAGTACCTTGACTTCTTACAAGATAATTACTAGCAGATAATTGTAAAGAAGATGCGGTTAATGTTCCATAAATTGCTTGAGAAACTTGGAATGCGTTTGAAACATTTACTCTAGCGCCAAAACCACTGGTTTCTTGGAATGTTGTATATGTACTTTGCCAATTTGCGCTTAATGCAGTCATGGTTGCAAACGTGTTGTTCCAATTTGCGCTTAATGCAGTCATGGTTGCAAACGTGTTGTTCCAATTTGCACTGTTAGTTTGTGTTATTGTATGTGCTAAGTTCCATTGATTACTGTTACCACCACTAGCATACATTACAGAATTTGAACTTAAAGCTCCAGATACTGAGAGATTACCAATAATATTAAATCCAGACAATTCGAATTGTTTAATATCTATTACGCTTATATTAGCAGATAATACATTAAGTGTAGTTACATTAGCAACATTTATATTAGCAGTTAATGCATCGATTCTAGACATGTTTGAAGACAAAGCTTCAAAATATATAGAAGATATTCTATTATTAACTGTGAGATTGTTTATTTTGGCAGGGGTTCCTATAAATACTGTATTTCCAGAAGATGATATTGATATATTTTTTGTATTTAAAACTATTTGATTTGATTGTGTTGCGATTGCATTTGTTCCAATTATAATTGAACCACTCAATGAACTGAACGCAGGACTTAAAGTTCCTGAATTACTACCAATGAAAATATTTTCTGAACCGTTTTTATTATGAGTTCCAGAATGCACACCCACTGCTATGTTTTGTCGTCCTGTAATGTTACAACTCCCAGCATAATCACCTATAAAAGCATTACATGTGCCTATTGTAGTTTTAATACCAGCACCCCTTCCGAAAAAGTTATTACACCCACCTGATGTAACATAACGACCAGCGAGACTACCTATAAAGTTATTTGAATCTGCTGCATTAAGAAAACCAGCAGCTGCGCCAATGAAATTATTTTCCGAGCCTGTTGATTGAGTCCCAGCATTCGTTCCTATAAAAGTATTATTAATACCTGCGATATTGTAAGAACCTGCACAAAATCCAATAAAATTATTATAATTAACATGAGTATTTACACCTGCACAATATCCTATAAAGTTATTATGATTTCCATAGCTGCTGTTTCTTCCAGCAGCAAAACCAAAGAAATTATTAAAGAATCCAGATGTGTTACCACACCCAGCATAACGTCCTATAAAGTTATTATATCCGCCGATGGTGTTACAAGCACCAGAATGGTTGCCTATAAAATTATTAGAGCATCCAGTTGTATTACTACGACCAGAATTTTTACCAACAAAAAAGTTATAACATGCAGCAGATCCATAACACACATCGCCATATGCTTTACTGTTAAATCCAGCACATTCTCCTAAAAATATGTTATGATTGGTTGATTGACAATTAATACAAATAGTAGTTCCATTGTCGAAACAACTATATCTAGATCCTAAAGAATGACCAGCTTTAAATCCAATTGCTATGTTGCTTTGGGGAGCTATGTTAGCTTTTGGAGAAAACGGATTTGTGTACCCATAACCAGCTTTATAACCTATAAATGTATTATTTGTAGGATTACTTGTATATTGAGATATTTTACTACCAGCAGCGAAACCTATAAAATTATTATTAGATCCTGTGGTATTGCTGAAACCAGCACTTAATCCAATAAAATTATTATTAGATCCTGTGGTATTTTTAAAACCTGAGCTAAGACCTATGAATGTATTACTATATCCTGTGGTATTAAAAAACCCAGAATTTGATCCAATAAAATTATTTGAATTTCCAAATGTATTTGATCTACCAGCATTATTTCCTATAAAGGTATTATAACAGCCACCTCTATTACAAAAACCAGCGCTGTTTCCTATAGCAACATTAAGAGATCCTGATAAATTAGTATATCCAGATCTCACACCTATAAAGGTATTTGAAGATCCTGTTGTGCTATATCTACCAGCATATCTGCCAATATTTGTATTCTCATTTCCTGTGGTATTTGATTCTCCTGCGCGATTGCCTATGAACGTATTTCCACATCCAGAATTATTGCTTGCGCCAGCACAACAACCCATAAAATTATTAAAAGAACCTGTGTTATTTTGTCCAGCAGCCAAACCCACAAAATTATTAAAAGAGCCTGTGTTATTTTGTCCAGCTATTTGTCCTATAAAAGTATTATTAGAGCCATTGTTTCTAAAACCAGCTCCAGATCCTATAAACGTATTCGAAGTTCCTGTTGTGTTTAGTAAACCAGATGAAAGACCTATGAATATGTTATTAGTTCCGCTTATAGCGTTGGTGTGTGGTCTTATTCCTAGTGAGGTTGATGTTGATTGAAATACATAACCACCTGATAATATAAGATTTGATGCTGTTAATGAACCGAATATGGTTTGGGATGTTGTAAAATTATTATTTCTATTAACTGTTGCAAACTGTCCACTGAGTTGAGAAAATCTACTTATTGAAAATAAACTTCCAGAAAGATAAGTTGTCAAAGAACTTAAAGTACCTACTCTTGTCACACCACTTTGCACAAGAGGTATTTGTTCAGATCCCTGATATGGTAAATTATTCAAGGGAAGTTGAGAAATTTTAACAGCCATGTCTTTATTTATTTAGTTTTTGTATAAATACTCCAATATATGAAAAAAATAAAATTATTAAAGGGATTACTACAAAAAGAAGAAAAAATACTCGATGCTTTTGAAGATTTACAAAATTTTTTGGATTCTACCGAAGATGAAGAGTTGTCTAGCATGGGAAATGAATTGCATGAATTGTTGATTGACTTTTTTCAAACCAATGATACATTAAACATATATGACATCCGAAATTTTGTCGAAGAAGAATACGAATCCAACTAATGTTTTAATTTTAGGAGCTGGTTACGTAGGAACAGAATTGTTCTCATGGGTCAATAAAGAAAAAAACAACTATTGGCTATATTCCAGAAAAAATCTAGATTACTCTGATCAATCAACCCTAAGTAAGTTTTTACTCAATAACAAAATTGAGTATGTCATTAACTGTTCTGGATTTACTGGTAGACCAAATGTTGATGAAGGGGAAATTAAGAAAAAAGAGTGCTGGGAACTTAATGTCTTGCTGCCTTTAAAAATTAGTAAGATTTGCAAAGCTCTTAATATTAATTATATTCATATTTCATCGGGATGTATCTACTCTGGTTATGAAAAGGAATTTACTGAAGAAGATGCTCCTAATTTTGGATTGTACGATCATTCGTCTTTCTATTCAAAATCAAAACACGCATTTGAAACTCTGAATGATTATGGATGTACAATCCGTGTTAGAATGCCATTCGGTGATGATCTTCATGAAAGAAGTTTTATTACTAAAATCTTAAAATATGATAATTTAGTTAATTATAAAAACTCTAAGACATATCTTCCAGATCTCTGCAACTTTATCGAATATATTGTTGATAATAGTATTAATGCTAATAAGATAGGGGTAATTAATTTTGTAAATCCAGAAGCTAAAGATACAGAGTTTTTAGTTGAACGTATGAAATTCTTTAATAGCTATCAAAATAAAAATTGGAAGTTTGTAGATATTAAAGATATTAATATTACAGCACCTAGATCCAATTGTGTTCTTTCTATAGATAAGTTAAAAAGTATGTTTCCTGACTTCCACATCGAAACAGAAGCAAATGCAATCGAAATGGCACTAACTAATATCTAATTTTATGAAAGGAATAATCTTAGCGGGAGGCAAGGGTACACGATTGTATCCATTAACACGTACTATCAGTAAACAGCTATTGCCTGTTTATAATAAACCAATGATCTACTATCCTCTTCAAACATTGAAGGATATGGGTATTAGAGAAATACTAATTATTACAGCAGATTCTCAACAATGTAGATTGTTTCAGAATCAACTCAGACATGGGGAACCGTATGGTTTAAAAATTGAATACGCCATTCAAGAAAATCCAGGGGGATTACCTGAAGCATTTATTATAGGTGAAAATTTCATTGGAAATGATGATGTCACTTTAATTCTAGGAGACAATGTATTTATTACTAATTCAGAAATTAAAGCAATTCCAAACACCATATACACATATAAAGTGAAAAACCCATCTGCATATGGTGTTGCTGAAATCAATGACGATGGTAAATTAATCAACATTATCGAAAAACCAGCAGAATATGTTAGCGATAAAGCTGTTGTAGGATTATATGTTTTTACTAATATCGCTATTGAACTTGCGAAAGAATTAACACCTTCAAAACGAGGAGAACTTGAAATTGTCGATCTTATCAAAAAAATAGACGATGCTGAAGGCATATCTGTTCAAGAATTTGAAGGATTTTGGTTTGATTGCGGAACTCACAATGATTTGCTTGACTGTGCGAATTTAGTTGCTACAATTGAACATAGAACAAACAAAATTGTAGGATTATCAGAATGAATTTATGGATTGAAAAATATAGACCGCAAACATTAGATGATATGTGTTTGTCGGATAGTATAAGAGCCTTTTTCTCATCTTTCACCAACGAAATACCCCACTTTCTTTTTACAGGAAATCCTGGCACTGGAAAAACCACTATATCTAGAATAATTGTACAAGATATCTTAAAATGCGATTACTTGTATATAAATGCATCAGATGAGACTGGCATTGACAATATAAGAGTTAAAGTATCTGGATTTGTACAAACTAAAAGTTTTGATGGTGGTATCAAAGTTGTTGTTCTTGATGAAGCAGATGGCTTATCAAAAGAAGCTCAAAAATGTTTGCGTAATTTAATGGAAGATTATGCTAAAGTTGCTAGATTCATTTTAACAGCAAATTATCGTCACAAAATCATAGCTCCGTTACAATCAAGATGTCAAAGTGTAGATATTAGACCGACATTGAAGGGGGCTGTTAAAAGATGCTTATATGTTTTACAAAATGAAGACATTGACATACCTAAAGAACAAAATAAAGCATTAATCGATCTTGTTAAGAATTATTTCCCAGATCTTAGGAAATGTATCAATGAAATTCAGAAACACTCAATCGATGGTGTTTTAAATATCGATGGAAAAACAGATAACAACAGTTTATGTTCTTACATATGGACTGGTATTTTAAACAAATCATCATTACAAACTAGAAAATATTTGATTGAAAATGATCATTTGTTTGATAATGATTACGACCAGTTGCTTTCTAATCTTTTAAATTATATCTATGATTTAGAAGTCGATGAATTACAAAAAAAACAAGCTATCGTGCAAATTGCAGATAGCTTGTTTAGAAGTAGTAATGTGATTGACAAAGAGATCAATGCATTTGCATGTCTTTTGTCTTTAGAGAATATATTTTAAGCGGTTGCAGGAAGTGGAGGAGGAGTAGCAGCTGATTGTTGTGATCCACCAGCATTATAACCTTGCTTAAATGCACCGCCAATACCACCAGTAAATCCTGTATCTTGTGCTGTTTGTTTTTGAGCGGATGTTGCGCCCTTAGCTTGTTCAAGTCTGTTCATTATTTGGGCAAGTGACATATTAGTAACCTCTCCTCTTAAATTAATTAAACCTTTATTTTGAGCCGCTTGAATCAAATCAATCAACGCCATGGCAGATTTTGAAGCATTTTCAATTGCTTGAGCTTGTTCTTTATCTGCTGCGGCTGTGTTGTAAAGATTTCCAACATTTTGAGCAGCTTGACCAGCGGCTGCTTTTACACCAGAACCAACTTGACCGACTTTTTGAGCGGTTGTTTGTCCAGCTTGCTTAACGGCATCTACAGCCCCTCTACCAGCTGCTGCAAGACCCCTACCAGCTGCTGAACCAACAGCACCTATACCAGAAGCAACTCTACCAGCGGCTTGTCCCAAAGCTCCTAAAATTTCTTCTATAACTTGAGCTTCTTCAAGTGTCATGTGAGGGAGTCTTTTCTGAATTTCAGCAATTGTCATATTTGGTGCTGATTCTTGAAAAAGTTGAAGTGAATATGCTTCAGCTAAAAGTATCTGATCTATTTTTGTTATTCTTGCCATATTATTATTTATGCGGTTAAGGTATTTTTTTTAAATAATCTAAAATTAAATTGTACATTTCTTGGGTGTGTTTGTTTATATCACCTCCAAATACTTTGGACACATCTTTACCAACATCATATGCAACAGATTTTGCAAATTCATGCTGTTTATTTGTTTGCTTTAAAGAAGATTTAGAAAAAGCTCCAACTACTTTAGATCCAAGTCTTCTAATAAGACCTTCTTCTACGAGAGATTCTTCATATACTTCGGCTATTTTTTGATTTTCGTTTATCATAATATTATAATTTTAAGAAGCATATGCTACAACTTCGATATCTTTACCTCCTGGATTTCTTCCAAGATTTTCAAAATTAAATGAAATCATACTGTTTTCAATTTCTTGTTCTTCATCAAATGGATCTCCGCTTGTTGATTTTCTTCTAAAAGATAACATTTTCTGTGCGCTATGACCAGGATGATGATGAGCTTTTGATATGTCTATATCATTGGTAACAGCATCTAAGTCAAATCCAAGTTCATCCAATGCACTGGTGGCAGCTCTCAATGCTTGTCCAGCGGTTTCAAAACGAGCATTTCCATCTAAACCATAAATTGTCAATTTATTTGTAATTTGATGTCTTTCTGAATCAGAAATTCTGGTTGGATTACTGGCAGCTTCATACAACATGCCAAGCATTTGATTATCTTTCTTTAATGTAGTGCTTTCTGGAAGTTTATATTCTGTTGGGGTGGCTTTCCCATTACCTTTGTCAGTTTTTCTGGTGATATGATTATTATCAATATTAACCACTTCTGGTTTTATTGTAATTTTGTCTTTTCTCTTCCACTCATCAGGAATTGGGCTTAAATTGATGTCATCTGATGGGATTTTGTCAACCATATCAGAAGAAACGGTAACTTTACCATAAATTCTGGTTCCACCTTGGTCAGCGGCAATTGTTAATACATAATTATCTGATGTTTTGAATTGATTGCCAGCACTGGCTCCAGATAGCTTATCTCCAACTTGAACCACTTTTATATTCAACCCACATGTTGCTAAATCGTCAACTTCCTTTTGTAATTCTGTTGACATTGCCTTGTAAGCATCGCATGATTTATAGTTAGGTCTGAATTTAACAAGATCGCCAGTAAGATAATCATGACGAGCTACAACAGACTCAAAAATTGCATCAAATAATTTTCCCATGCAAATTATTTAGTTAAAATGGTAAATAAAGTTATGAATTTCAATAAACTTTGTAAGTTAATATTAGAAAACGCTCCAGAAACAAAGGAACAGCAACAAGAAAGACTCGATAGAGAAAAAAGCTTTTTATCTGGTGAGCTTGCTGCTCCTGAAGGAGTTTTTAAAAATTCTGATAAAAATAAAAAACCATTGGATCGTTGGCAATGGGATTGGACAAAGGAAGTAAAAGCAGATCCAGAAACAAAAGGAAAAAGTGGCGAAGGATTTCAAGCAATGAAAAGAGTTTATAAAGTTTTAAACAACGCATTTCGCTTGTTAGAAAACGACACCGATTTTAGTAAGAGAGTTTTATCAATGTCAAATGATATGGATAAGAAAAGACAATCTTATGGAAGAATCACAGTTGAAGATGAGAATGGAAAAATGAAAACATTCGATGAAGAGAATGTGATGAAAATATTTCCAGGAAATATTGCAAAGTATGCTGGCGAAGAAGAAACAAGAAGAGCGAACATAGCATATTTAGAAACACTTAAAAGAAATACTGAAAATCTATCAGATATTGCTGGTATAGATAAACAATTGAAAAAGGCTGAAGCAGAGCGTCAAGAATATGAAAATAAATTAAACACCGCTCAAAATATATATAATCAAGTCTTAGAAAGAACCAATGAAATTGAAGAAGTCAATAAATCATTGAATGATCAAAAAATGGAAGCTTTTAAATATTATCTAAAATCAACAGCAGAACAGTTGCTGTTAGATAATGAACAGAAGCTTGCTGATGAAAGTAAGTTGCAAGATTTGTCTCAATTAGATTGGGAAAGCACACCAAAGGGTATGCAAGAAAAAATGAACATGTTAAGAGCTTTAGCTTCTGAAGATTCAACTATAAATCCAATTCTTGCATATTTGGATATTTATGATACTCGATACTCTGAAAGAGAAGCTGAATTAAGGGATCAAGAACTCAACGCAAATGTTAATATAACCAAAGTTAGAGATTATAATTCTTTACCATTTGTACAATTGGTCAACTTGTACAATAATATGAAATATAATGAAAAGTTTGGATTCAAACCTCATAAATTAGCTCCAGTTGCTATGGACTCTGATGAAAAATCAGATGAAGCATATATTGAATTGAAAAAAGTATTAGATTCAATTAATAATGAAGATGAATGGATCAATAAAGTTATTAAAAATCGTAAGTATGTTGAAGATTTGGTTGATATGTTAGCTTTAACTGATTCTCAAAAACAAAATATCAAAGGATATACAAAAACTATGTGGAGTGATGCAACTGGTAGAACAAAAATCAACACAGCTCAACTTATGCTTCAAGAACTTAACAAATATAGAAAGCAATTATCTGAAAATGTTTCAAATTCATTCGATTCTTATATATCATCCATAATGGAATCTATGGAGTTTGATCATGACGATTATGAAATCGATATGATCGAATTACTAGAAAAAAAATCAGCTAGATGTACTGGTCCAACTAAAAAAGCCAGCAGTGATAGAAAAGGTAAAAAGTGGACAAAATGCGCTCGCCAATCAGATGGTTCTTATAAAAGAATTCATTGGGGACAAGCTGGAGTTCGTGTAACTGGTAAATCAGGAAACACCAAGAGAAAGAAAAGCTTTAAAAAACGCCACGGATGTTCATCCGCTAAAGCAGGAACACCAAAAGCCATGGCATGTAAAGATTGGGCGTAATGTTAATTAATTTAAAATTATGAATGAATTTGATCAACTATATAATCTTCTTCTTGAGAAATATAAACCAAAAAAGAAGAAAAAAGTATCTAAATTAAGAGCTAAATGCCAAGCTAAAGCAAAATCTAAATACGATGTCTGGCCTAGTGCATATTCTAGCGGGTACGTCCAGAAATGTGTCAAAAGAAAAGGTAAAATGAATTAATATGAAGTTCAAAAATTTATATAATAATCTATTATTAGAATTCAGCGAAGGAGCCATTAAGAAATTAATAGCGAAATTTTCTGATGTGGATGAACAAACAGTTCGTTTTTATTTGGATAAATTTGAAAAATTTAAAAACGCACTTGAAAAGAAAGATCCATTTCAATATAAAACATTCATAGAGCTTGAGCAAGCAGTTGATGCTGCTGAAGGCAAAAGAAATGTTAAGAAAGGAGATCAGAAAAAAGTTGAAATTGATGTTCAGCAAGATGATATCGTAGCAGAAGATGAAGATGTAGTCATTTATAGAGGGGATTCACAAGATAAGTGTATATTATACGGGAAGGGATACAGTTTTTGTATATCTCGACCTGTTGGTGGTAATATGTATTCTAGTTATAGACTTGAGAAAGCATCAACGTTTTATTTTATATATTTTAAGAAAAAACCAGTAACCGAAAATGACCATATAATGGTGTTAGACCATACGAATGATAGATACGAGTGGACATTTAAAAATAATAATACACAGCCTGTTGAAGGTGGTTGGGATGAAATTGTTTCAAAATATCCAGAATTAAAACCTTATAAAAACTTACTTGTAAATAAAAAACTGGAAGATTCTGAAAAAAAAGAAATTGAAGATATACATTATTTTTCAGAAAACCCGACTCTTGAAAAGTTTAAATCGGTTGATTATAGTACGCAATCAAAATATTTAAAATCGATTATCAACTTACCCGACAACATTTTCGAAGTTTTAGATTCTTACTTAATAAATGAATTTTTATCAATTGGTCCTAATTTAACTACAAATCAGGCAAATTCTTTAACGGATAGTCAAATACGAAGATATATCAAAACAAGAGAGCAATCTATCGATCAGATTGGAGAGAATTTGAACCTTAATAAGCATGACTTTAATATTCAAAAAATTAAAGATCGTATTGATGAAGGTCAAAAAATGGCATATGAACGTGTAGCTAGAGGCAACTTTAATCTTTCAAATCTATTTATTGTGAGGTTGCCTGACAATATACCAAGTAATGTTGGTGGGAGTTTTATTTGCTACAACAACAATCTAACTAGTTTAGAAGGTGCTCCGAGTAATGTTAGTGGGGATTTTTATTGCTACAACAACAATCTAACTAGTTTAGAAGGTGCTCCGAGTAATGTTCGTGGGGGTTTTAGTTGCTACAACAACAATCTAACTAGTTTAGAAGGTGCTCCGAGTAATGTTGGTGGGAATTTTTATTGCAACAACAACAATCTAACTAGTTTAGAAGGTGCTCCGAGTAATGTTGGTGGGGTTTTTAAGTGCTACAACAACAATCTAACTAGTTTAGAAGGTGCTCCGAGTGATGTTCGTGGGCGTTTTTATATACACCCTCAAAAAAATGGGACAACGTTTACTGAAGACGAGATAAAAACAGCTATGGAAGAAAGCCGTATCAAAAAAGCCAAATCCATGCTCAAAGAAAACCGCAAATTAACTCAAATTGAAATATTAGAAAACCTCAGAGATTGGTTTGCTCCTCATGTGGATAAAAAAGGTCGCAAATTCAAAGGATGGATAAATTGCAAAACTGGCGGTCCTTGTGGTAGAAAAGATACATCAAAAGGATCATATCCAGCATGTAGACCCACTAAAGCACAATGTGCTAAAATTAAAGGTAAAATGTATAAAAAGAAAAGTTCTGCTAGAGTTCGTTGGAAAAAGAAAGCTGATTGATCTAATGCATTAAATATCTTTAATGGCAATTAAAATTAAATCTCTTGAAGCTAATTCATTAGACAAAACATCTTTAGATAATGGCTATTTATATAAAGATTTAGCGTTGGATCTTAATCCCGCATATTCTTATAATAGTCAACTCAATAGAAAAGAATTTTTAAAAGACGTTCAAGCATCTTATGATGTTCAAGCTATAAAAAATAGTATAGTTAATGCTTTTTTAACAGCTCCTGGTGATAAAATATTAAATCCAACATATGGAATTGATTTAAGACGATTTTTATTTGAACCCATTGATGATTTCACAACTGAAATTATTAAAGATGATATTCAAACCAATCTTCCATTGATGGAACCTAGAATAACCATCGATAATATCTACATCTACCCAGATGAAGAAGAAAATCAATACGATATAGAGTTACAAATAAACGTTCCCAGTTTAGGTGTTTATGGATTGAACATAAAATCTAGACTTAATTCTTCAGGATATACTGTTTTATAACTTCTCCCATTAAATATTTTTTAAAATGAGTGATACAAAAACATTAGAATACAATTTACCAACGGATGCTTATATAAATTTCGATGCGGTATCTTTAAAGAATTTTATCATTCAGAGATTGAATGAAAGTTCAAAATTCACTGATCAAAACTATGAAGGAAGTAACTTATCATCATTGATTGATATCATTGCTTATACCACTCACGTTTTGATGTTTTATCTCAATCAAACAAGTTCAGAATCTTTATTCACACAATCATCGATTTATGAAAACATGAATCGTATTATTAAACTCGTTGGATACAACCCAACAGGAAAGCAAACATCTCAAGTACCAGTTAATTGCACAGCTAAATCAACATTACCAGCTGGTAGTTATTATTTGAAAAAATATAGTTACTTTCTAGTGGATAATATTCAATATACAATATTGGATGATTTCTTTTTTGAAAAAGTAACCAACAGTGATGAAACTATAACAACGATAAATGATAATTTAATTTTATATCAAGGAAGTGTCGGAGAATATCCAACTTACACATCAGAAGGTTTGGAATTCGAAACGTTTCCAATAGTTGTTGATAATTTAATCGATTCAAACAGCGTTAATTTTATAGCGGATGGTACAATTTCAGTTTATGTAAAAGAAAAAGACACAGAAACTTGGTTTGAATATTCAAAAGTTAATACTATATTTTTCTCAAGTGCTAATGAAAAAATATATGAACTGAGATTGAATGAAAATGGCCATTATGAAGTAAAATTCGGTAACGATACATTCGGTAGAAAATTAGAACAAGGCGATGAAGTAAAAGTAATGTATTTGTTGAGTGATGGTAACGCTGGAACCATTAGTAAAAATGTAATTAACGGAAATAAACTGTTCAATTATTCTTCCAGCACATTTAATCAAATATATGATGATGTTTATAATCAAACATCAACTTTAATAACTAAAGATAAAAGTTCATTATTAACTTTTGTAAACCCTTTAAACTCAACTGCGATTAGCGATGCTGAAAGTGTAGAAGATCTTAAAAAGAATGTACCGTTTTTAATTTCATCTCAATATAGATTAGTAAGTGAACAAGATTATGAAATTTATTTGAAGAAAAGCATTCCAAATATTTTAAAATCCGTACAAGTTGCAAATAATGATAAATTTTTGGAAGAGTATATACAATATTTTTATGATATATGTGTAGATCCAAATAAAGTAAACAGAGTTTTATTAAATCAAGTTAACTTTGCCGATAGTTGCGATTTTAATAATGTTAATATATTCTGCGTTCCAGATTTTACTATAAGTGTTGATGAATCTTATCCAACATATCTACCAAATAGCTTTAAAAATTTAATTAAAGATTTAACAAATGATAAAAAGATGTTAAGTCATGAAATAATTCCACGAGATCCTGTTTATATGGCATTCGATATTGGATATTCATCAAAACCCGCTTCTAAAAATGCATATTTTGATAGTAAAATAGTAGCTACATTAGATAAAAATACCAGAATCAGCAAACAAACTATAAAAGAAGCGATTAGAAATAAAATAGTCGATTTCTTCAAAGCAGACAACAATCAGCTTGGTGGTATTATGAATTTATCCACTTTAACAAGCGATATTTTAAATATTGAAGGTGTTAATTTAATACAAACTGTAAACAGTGCGGAAAATGCTACATTCAACGGTTTATCTTTTGTAACATGGAATCCAGTTTTTGAAGGGGTTGATTCTGAATTCGTAAATCAAAATACAACAATGCCATTTTTTAAATTTCCTTATTTTTACAGACCCATAAACTTAATAAATAAAATTGAAATTATATAATTAATTATGCCCGATTCTTATCCACCATCAACTATAAACGGTGTAACTGTAAACCACGGTTGGACGGGCGCTGTTGAAATTGTCAACACTTCACATATTTATACCACAGGTGTTTGGTTTAGAGCAGCAAATGCATGTGAACCTTATGCGAGGCTTCCTAGAACTATGGGTGGATTTCCCTCGTTTGTTGAAAATAATGCCCCAACCGTATGGATAGGGAAAGGAGGGGCATTTGTATACACCTTATATTTTTCAAAACCCGTAGATCGCGTAAGAATTAAAGGTGCTGGTGTTGGACCAAGTGTAGAAACTTTCAAATTCGCCACAAATGGTGGAACTGTGATATTAAGAGATCCCACTCCTTCTGTTTTATTAAATGGTTATCAAAAATTATTTTCTGTTAGTGGTGATACAGTAACAGCACGACACGATTGCTATGAAGATCCTTATAAACAAGGAGCATTTGTTGTTGATGTAACTTCATCAAGACCTTTCACAGAAATAACAATAACGGGTCCAGGTGAAAGATCAGGAGCTTTAAGGACAGGTACTTCAATCAGAGTTTGGGAAATAGATCAAAGCCCCGCTCCTACTACAGCCCCACCCCCAACAACAACAACTTCAACTACCACACCAACACCAACAACAACTACTTCAACCACTACACCAAGACCAACAACAACTACTTCAACCACTACACCAACACCAACACAGCTTTGTTTAAATAAATCTATTGTTATACAAATTTGTAATAGTAATGCTTTAAAAGATGATGACTTTGAAGTTTATTTAAATGATAATTTAATTGGGAACGCAATTTTGGGATTTAATGATACGGTAGGTTCTATATTTGTAGGAATTACTACACAAAATTTATCAATAATAGATACTGATTTAAGTTGCCCATTGGAAAAAATGGTAAAATATGGTTTCAATGAAAGCATATTAAACATAGGAGGAAATAATAAAATATTTCTAAAAAATAAAAAAAACAATGGTAGCGGAAGTTATGGAAATATTATAATTAAGGTATATGATGTATCTGGAGGTTATTTAATAAATCCAACTGTTGTTGCGAACCTTACATTTAATAGCTATACTAATACAGATTTTCTTTTTCAAAATATTAATATTTTTTGTCCTACTACAACAACAACGTCTACCACTCCAGCACCCACTACTACTACAACCACCACTACTACAACCACCACTACTACAACTACCACAACAACCACCACTACCCCAGAACCGACTACCACCCCAAGACCTACAACAACCAGCACAACAACACCCATACCTATATTGGATGATCCTCCGAATTCTATAGATGTGCAATTTGATGTATTGGATTATAAAGATGAAAATGTATTAAGTTCATATTCATTAGAAATAACCCCATTAAAATTCATACCAAGACTTGGAAATATAAAAAATGCAAAACTATTGTGGAACTTTGGAGATGGTACAACCTCCGAAGTTTTAACTGCATTAAAATCTTATAATTATCCAGGAAAATATTATGTTAATTTAGTCGTTTATGATTGTTTCAATCATGCTAAAATTTCTATATATACTGCTGAAATAATGATATATGATTATTTGCCTCACACCTTTTCAATTAATAATTTACCAAACAATTCTGAAATAACTTTATACAGTGGAAAAATAAAAGGACCGTGGACAGTTATTGCAACATATCCAGCATATCAAAATAAAGGAAATGTATTTTATGAAGTTGAAGGCAGCAAAAGCGTACATCATCAAACTCAAAAAACTAATAAATATGGACATTTAGAAAAAACATATGGATTATATGATAAATTTTTAAATAAAGGATTAAATTCTTATCAATTTAGAGAAATTGATGATATAGAGGTTTCAAATAACCCGATATATGTTAAAAAACTAAACAAATCAATAGTAAGATGTTCAAAAAATGACGATGGTTCTGAATTTGCAGGTATAAGTGGAAATAAAAACATATATTTCAAAGATGATACACCAACAGATCAAGATATAATTAGATTTTATTTTGATAAAACTAATATATATTCCCCAACATCATCCAAACACGTTTCATATTTTAATACTACATCGATATTATTATCTTGTAAAGTATTGCCAAATACATTATCTGCAAAATATAGCATAACTTCAAATGGATTGGATGGCGAATATTATTCTATTTCATCATTTGATATTAATCCAATACAATTTATAGGTAATAAAATATATTTTACAGTTAAATTGAAAGATGATGATAATTTTTCAATAAAAACCAACCCGATAAGTTCTAGATTTTTTTATGATCCTTATACAATTCAAATTTCAAATAATGAAAATATTGAATTTTATTCTACGCCAATTATGATTAAATCTTATTTGGGTGCAGATAGATATTATTTTGATACAAAATATCTTATTGATCTTGATTTAATTTCTGAAAATACAATAAATGGACCTTATCGAATCACAATTTATGATTGGGGAACCTCGCAAATTGCTTCAAGCTCATCTGAATTTTATTTGTATCCAAAAGATTATTATAAAATGTCTAAAAAGCATGAAGATTTTGATATGGGCGAAATCTTAAAAGACTTAAGATTCCAAGAATCATTAATAGACAAAAATGTATTATTTGATGATTTCTTAGGAGCTATTTATAATCAAACAACCCCAATAGATGATAATTTAGGAGCTAAATTATATGAAAAAATATCCAATTTTGTGGAAAACACTCAAGATGTTGATAGAAATGAAATACCAGCTTTAATTTCACAGCTTGAAATGTTGGATGGGGATGTTTTGAAAAATGTTGTCAATTATCCTGAATCTATAAAACGTATTTTAAACTTGATAAGTATATCAAAAAATAAGTTAAATGGTTATGAAAACAAATTTGCAAACAATTTTGATATAAAAGGATACTCTTCAAAAGAAGAATATGGTAAAAATTTAGGAAATCAAATAACCACATTGACTTATACTATAACTGCAGGAATTGATATAGTCGCATTAGAAAAATTCAGCAATACCTATAAGCTTTTAAACACATACATACCTCTTTCAGCATCCAGTATAACTCTAAACAACCAAACATACAAATTAAGTTCATACAATGATACATGGGGGTGGCCTTTGATATTACCAGGTAATTTCACATCCAGAGATTTTGATAAATATTACACATTCTTTGAATATGTAAGTACTTATGATGGAACAATCACTGATTACACATTAGATTTTAATAATTCAATGTGTACAATACCCCAATCAGCATCATATAATGATTTATATAAACAAAATGGTATATTTGATCATATATTGAGAGATAAACTTGCGTCACAATTAAGATTATCTGCATAAATAATCATATATGTCGGTTACTGCACAATTTGGATATCCTGATATTCCAAAATCTATAACAAACGCTAATGTTCAAACAAAAGACGCTTTGGATGTCAGTAATCCGATGTCATTTATATTGTTCATAAAAACAATATCAAATTCTTTCGAACCTTCCAATTTACAAGCTTATTATAATGAATATTTAAAAAGATGGAATTCGATTAAGAAAAATAAAGAAATATCAGATTCAGAATTAATTACTGAAAAATATAGAGAATTTTTAAAAGAAATATCATTAAATTATTCAACTTTAGAAGAACAAAAATTTTTATCAAATCTTGATTTCAATAACCCCTCAGATTTAGAAATTGCGTTACCGTTTTACAGTAAAAAACTCATAGAAATATCTGAGTATTTTAATAAAAAGAGAGAAGAAGCTAAATTTCAATTATTAAAGAAGAAATTAGTAGGTACTAATTATGGATTACAAAAATCAATAAATGATTTTACTATAAATTATTTAGAATCTATACAAGACGGTTCATTTTATTTTAATATAGATGATATTAAAGCAAAATTAGAGATTGAAATTGAAGAATTGTTCGATACATATCCATCATATTTCAATCAAACGCCAAATGAAAGAATATATGATAATAAAGATTTAGATTGGGGTTATGACATATTTTTAAAAACCAACGCTGAATTATTATCCACTACATTTGCCAGCGTTAGTTCTTTATCTGCTCTCAAAGAACTTAACGATTTAATTGATAATAAAAGAAAATTAACAAAAAAATATTTATCAACTGATTTTTATTACATATCAACTGGTCCAACATTATCAGGAAGCACAACGTTCGATTTTGTTTCTGGAAAATTATTTGATGTTAGTAATAATGCAAAAAACTTTTTAAACATTGATTATCCTACAACAGCATCTACTAGAAAAAACAACATACAAACTCCAAGAGAGATTGGATTTTTCAGACCTCATAAAAACGCTATTGTTATAATAGATGGAAAAAATTTATCATTCAATATTAATAGATCAGCATTGGAAGAAAATAAAATTTATTATTTTCCCGATCCTTTGGTTCATGATTCTGAATTAATAACATATTCAATCGATGGTGATTATTTAAAAACAAATTTCACATCTGGGTTAGCAAAAAATCAACCAATACAAACCCAAGACGGTGTTTTTTATCAAGGATATACATCTCAAAATGATATAACCCCAATCCCAGATTTGAGTATGTTATTCAACATGGGATATATACATGATCAAAAGAAAGATGTATATGGAAACACATTCGGGTTAATAAAAGACAATTATAATTTTAGAGAAAATATAAGTAGAGTTGATTATAATTATATAAAAAGCATGCTCTTAAATGGTTATCAATTTTTTGATGACAATTATAACGAAGGGTTTGATTTCGATTATAGTTATAGTGATTATTATACAACAACTAATAGTACAAAACGAGCTGGCCTTTCAACTTACACAAATTCATTTACTGGAGCTTTTGATTATACATATACTTTATTTTTTAGATATTTTACGCCATTCGAAGAATTATATTTTCCTCCAGATCAATTAGCTACAAATAATGAAATATTAGAATGTGTAGGATTTAATAAACCAAACGGTGACTTTCATTTAGATCCAATATCTTCAGATTTATCAGCATTTCCAGGTGATGAAAACTATTATTTTTCAAAATTAATAGAAGGCGGCATTCACACATTAACTCCTACAATAATAAGAGGATTAAAAGATCCTTTATTTCCAAGCATAACAGCATCGTTTGAAAATAATTATAAATCTAATATTGTAGAATGTGGATTATTTACAGATAAGTATAATTTTGATGTAGATTTTACTTCCAGAGAATATTCATTTATATCTGATATAGATTCAACCAAATATACATTAACGTCATCTATATCAACAGTGGTGGAAAGATTGTTTGATAGATATGATTTGACAGGGAACATATATGTTAAAAACGTATCAAATCAACAATCTTATAAAATTACAGATTTATTTTCATATTGGAATTTAAAATTTCCAATTGATTTAATCACTGAATTAAATGGATCAATAAAATCATTCGATTTTATAAATGATGTTATATTAATAGAAACTTCCAATTATTTCATGGTTGATAAAGTGAAATATAATTCTGGAAATTTCGAAAATCCCTTGACAGAAGGAATATTTATAAACCATTCTGATAATGATTTCAATAAAATTTCAAATAGATTTAAAATAAACAACGATGTTTATTATTGTTTACTAGAAACATTGTCATCATCATTATCATCAAATAATTTAATAATTTATCCAAAAATATATAAATTTAATACATTAAATTTCACAAATGATGAAATTTTCCCAATATCTATTTCAAAAATAGAAAATAATTCAGGATATGTTGCAATTTCTTCGAATAATGTAAGATACACACATGCTGAAAATCCCATAATTATACACGATAGCAGAACAAACATATTAAACATATCATTTTTAATAAAAGATCAAAATAATTATTTTTCTTTACAAGAATTTGAATTCGATATCAATTCAAATATGGACTTATTAAATCATACGCAATATTTTGATAATTCATCTATATATTCAAACATTTTCAATAAACCATTACCGTTGATGAATTTAAATGTATTATTATCATCAAATCAACCAACTATATTGAATGAAAATCTTGTATTATGAATACTAAAACTTTAATATTATCAACCACTTCCTCATCATACAACAATGTCATGGATACTGTGATTCTTAATGATGCAACCGTTTTAAATATATCATTAGGTGATGTTTATGAAGATGTATTGCCTATAAGTTTACAAATAAATTGGGGAGATAATAATATATTATATTATGATAATGATTTGTATAAAGTTTACAGAAAAGAAAGCATAATTCCAGAAGTGATATATGGAAAATTTAGCAAAATATTACAAGATACTTATAGTTTTGATTATTATCCATCAAAAACAGCAACCTATAAAAAAATGACGGCTCAGTTTTTGATAAAATATACAAATAAAGATACTACGTTAATAACTATACCAATTGAAATTAGATCAGCAGATTATTTTGAATCTGTATATGATATGAAAATGATTTCTACTCATATTTTACCAGAAGACGGATTCAAAACTCATAAATTTTTAACAAGCAAAGGCAATTATGTGGTAGAAGTGGAATCACCAATGTCAGAAAACAGATAGTGGGGGAGAGTTCGTTTATAACGGTTCAGTTGATTCTACTGGATTATGGACTAGACCATTGACTGATGCTGAAATTGTCGCTCTTTACAATAATGGCAGCGGCCTTCCATATGAACAGTTTTAAATAATGTATAGTAACTAAATAATTTAGTGGTATCCAATGTATTTCAACTATCATCTTTAAAAAGCTATCAACTGTCTTGTTCATTGGACGGCCTTGAATTTAAGCAATTTGAAAAAACACACAATGGGGGTATACCACTTTATTTTACAGAGTGTTTTTCTGATGCTTGCGATTATAAATCAAAATTCTATACTGATTTTATTTTAACAAAAAACACAAAATCTTCGGATATTTTTAATTTTAAATTTCCAAAACTTGAAGTTGAAAAGTTTTTAACAACAATTCAAGATGAAGGCTTGTATCTTACATGTGTCGGAGTTGAAGAAAGTTATTTCAAAGATGCTTTTCGTTCTGATGAAATTCCTGATTATAGAGGATGTTTGTTTAATAAATTATCATCATCCTCTTCCCCATTAACATCATTCACTTTGGACTTTTTTGAAAAAGAAAAATGTAAAATATCATGTCAAATAGATAATGAAACTTATTATTTGATTTATAATGATGTTAAACAAAACGATCCTTATTTTATCAACGAAAGATTGCTTTCATCCGATGATTCAATAATTCAACCACATCATTTCAATTACATTTATCAAGAAAATTACAATTTTATAACATTTTTTAAAGAAACCGCCGATGGTATATATTATCTATATAGAGATGATCATAGATTAAAAGCATCTTTAATAACAGGTTTTAATAAACTTAATGTTATAGAAAGTGTTTTTAAAATATCCAGAAATAAATATTTCAATTTTGATTTATCTTTGAACAGTACATTCATAACATATAATAATGATGATAATAAAATCGATATAGATAAAAGCGAATTCGATTTAAAAAATAACTTTTTGATACACAAAGGAAATTCAGTTAAAAATTCAAAAAGCAGCATTACAGTTTTAAAAAATCACTTCTTACCTCATTTAGATCAAATATCAAACGCTAATAATTTATTAAGTGGTATTAAAGAGCAATCAAATACAATTTATGTAGATAATATTAGAAATTATACTTCAATATTTGAAGATATTTCTACAGAAAAAGATGATGATTTAGAATTAAATTATGTTTATCATAATAAAAGTTACACTATAGTACCAGGAAAAAATGAATTTGTGGCTCCTGATAATATGTTCCCATTTTCACAACTTAATATAAATGATTCTAAATTAAGAGAAGCTGGGGCGTTTTCATTTCCATCTCCTGACTTGGCAGACAAGGTATATTATTATGATAACGATGTTCAAATAACCAATAATCAACATTATTTATGCACTTGGTTGTCTGGAGCTGCTGGATCTACCAATTCTGTTTGGGTAGATAGATACTATTATCCAGACCGCATAAACAAACAAGATGCATTGAATGGAAAATCAGTTTTTTCTAAAACATATGATGAATACATAGAAGAATATATCGAGGCCAATTCTTCTATATCTGATGGAATTGATAATTTTAAATTTTTTGATAAAAAAAGTGAATTAATTTTCAAACCTAATAAAAAATACATTTACGAGAGAGTTTCTTTTGCGAAAGAAACAACCGAAGCTATCACATATTGTAATACATTTGTATCTAATAAACCATCTAATTACTTTAAAACAATAAACGAAGCTGGTCAATTTACATTTGTGTTATATTTCTATGGAAATGGAGAATCTTGGGAAGTTAAAACAGATAGAAATGACGTAAATGCTGGAATTTCTATTGTTAAAACTGGATCAAATCTTACAATTTCCTATATTTTATATGCTACGAATAGCTCAGGACAATTAGCATATAGAAAATACACAAAAACAGTAAATTTCAAAATCTTTAAAGAAAATGCAATATTCATTGGATTTGATTCATATTCAGGTAATGGATATATATTACTCAATGAAAATCCATTGATACTTATTAAAGAACAAGCTGCTAGATTTTCAGAAAGAAATATCATT